AATGACTGTTTCACCCTGTTGTTCAAAGTCCTTGAACTTCGGTTCATTGTACCTTTTCTTTTCATCGGTGAGCTTCTTGATGTCATCATCAACTGTGGTCAACTCTGTTTTCTTGCTTGAAATAGCATCTTCCACATCTTTGACAGTAGAAAGATTTGGTTTCAAGTCTTTCTTTGAACCGCCATCCACAAATGTTTTCTTCCAGTCCTTATAATTCAGCTTGCTGTCAACATAATAGGTCTTACCATCTTCACCCCTTGCTGCCCTTTCTGTGAAGTTATCATCAAAATAGGGAACAGTGGTTGTTCTACACCAAGGGTGGAAGGGTGGGGCAGTGACACCTGGTTCAAAGTTCTTCATGTCAAAAACCTTTCCATCAAGTTCCCTGCAAATTTCTGATGTACTGCTGTCCAGGGTTGCAACAATTTCAAACTTTTCAACATCCAGTGCATTGAATGCATCCTTCTGTGACTGTGATGAAAAATAAGCTGATTCAGTCATGACCAATCTTCCTGCTTGACCCATGGATGACTTCATTTTCTTTGCAATAGCTTTGATTGCATCATCAGGTGCTTTTCCAAGCATAAATGTTCTTGTAAGCTGTGTTTGAATCTCATTGATAAGGGAAGTCTTATTTGACCATATTCTTTCACTGAAATTCTTCCCATCAGTTGCCCATGGTTTTGAAATTAACCTTTCAAGTGTTCGGTCATCAACTGCTGCAATATCCCATCCAATATTGAAACCCTTTTGAATCTCATATACTGTATGGTAATAGTTATGCAGGTAATTCTTTTTAAGCAGCTTGTCAACTTCATCAACCTGACCACCAAACAACTTTTCAATGGTCTGCTGTGTTTCAATTCTCAAAGCTTCAAGCCTGGAAATATGAAACCTTGCTGATGCATTTTCAAGTTCCTTCATCCACATGGGGTTCAGTGCATTTTGTTCACCATACTTAATGAATTCCTTTACATCCCATTTGAATTCAGCCAGTTCACCAGATGTCAGCAACTTCCTTGCTTCTGCCATTGTGATTTGGTTGTTCTTTGCAAACCTTTGATACCAGGTTGAAATCTGCCTTTCAATTTCCCTTTCTGCTGCAATATATTGTTCCTGAATAGTGTTGAAAGTAGAAATAGCATTCTTATTGGATGCAGCTTCAAGCTGTTCAAACCGTATCTTCCAATAAGCACTATTCTTCATCTACAACACCACCTTCACCAGGGTAAGGCTTGAAGGCATTCTGATATTCTGCCATTGCAGCTTCTTTTTCAGCTTTCTTCCTTTCCAGTTCAGCTTGTGGGTCATCAACCCAAGGATGCTGTGATACAAGGGTTTCATCAGAAAGAATTCCAATTGATTTGTTGATGTTTTCAATGACTTCTGCTTCATTCATCAACATGTCACGATTGAATATAATTTCAACTGGTTCATCCTCAAAGTCACCAAGACCAGTGTTTGCAAAATGACAATTGATAAACCAAAGTAATTCTTCAAATGCAGCTTGATATTCGGTTTCCATTTCATTTGCATCCAAGTCAATATCAGAATACATTGATTGAATATTCATCTGATTTGGTTCACCTGAAAGTCTGTCATCCTTTGCATCATAACCCATTGCATTTTCAATAATTGCTTTCTTGAATATCTCAATAATTGCCTTGTAGTTTTCAGCATTCACTTCAACCTGCAATGTTTTCAGGTCACCTGCTGCACCATCAACTGTTTTGACTTTAACTGCACCATAGGTTGCCAGGTTCTTTCTGAATTCACCAAGTTTTTCACCATCATAGTTCACTAAAACAAGAATGGTGTTCCTTGCATCTTCTTCCATATTGTTTTGGAAGTTGGAAAGGATAATATTCAAGCCATCCTGCAAAGATTTCACATTCTTGATAAGTGGTATTTCCTCACTGTTGTATTTGAAGGGAATCAGCGGAATTCTTGACCAGTTCCATCCTTGGTCATTGCCTTCATGGTCAGTGGTGGTGAAGTAATTTGCAAAGAAGGGATTGTCAGGAACAAGCCTTCCATCTTCCAGGGTGAAGTAATGAATTCCATTTTCATCATAGACTTCAACTTTTTCAATAGTCTTTTCCTGGTCACCTTCATAAGCAATGACTTCATATATCCTGATTGCATAATCAAGGATGGTGTGGTCTACATCACGCCACCCAGGGATGATTTCATAAGCTTTGAACTTCTTTAAGGTGAATTCACCATGTTCATTATAGTAAACATACAACCATCCAATGCCTTCATTCAGTGAATCTTTACCCAGGTTCTTCATCAACCGCATAAACCGCTTATTGAATATCTGTGTCAACAGCTTATCATAAATTTCATTTTCTGTTCTGATTGCTATTGGTTGACCAAGCAGGTAATTTGTCTTTTGATTGACCATCTTCTTGTACTGGTTATCAACAATCCTGTTATTTGGAAGGTTGTCAATTTCGGTCAATTCACCACCTTCACCAATAACAGTCCTTTTTCTTTTCAGGATGTCATGGTTACCTGCAAAGTACCTTTCACCATCAAACATTTCTTTTCTTCTTCGACTTGCCTTGAACCGCTGAATTTCAAGTTCAATGAACCGTTCATCAGTAATCACTGTTTCAGCACCCATTCTGATGATGTTGTTCACTCTTTCAGTTTCAGATTGAAAAAAGTTAAACACGATTCATTCACCCCCTTTCATTACCTCATATATGATAACACCAAGAAATACAATGTTTTCAAAGTGTTTTGTTACTATCATGTTACTAATCAAAAGAAAAAGACTTCCCTTTGACAAATTCTTCAAGGGCATATCTCATTGCATCCATCAAGTGGTTAAAGTCATCAATAGGGATGTTCAACTTCTTTCCAAACTTATCTGTATCCCAGGTATAGTTGCTTATTTCAGTGATGAAGTTTACACACCTTGGGTGAATGATAATTTTGAAGTCCTGGATAAAGTCAATTCCATTATTCACACTGTCTTTTCCTTTTCTTGCAGCAGTGATGTTTGAAAGACCAATATCACGCAACCTGTCAATTGACTTCGGTTCTGCTGAATCTGCTCTGATTCGTTCCTTTCGGTATCCCATATTTGTGACTTCCTTTGCAATTGCTTCATTAGACATACCTTTTTTATACATTTCGTCAAACACATAAATGACCTTGCCTTTTAAGTCAATCATTCCGCACCATAGGGCAGAAGGGTCATTGGTATATCCAAAGTCAAGACCAAATGCTGACTTTATCCCTGGAATTCGCTTAATTTCTTCCAGGTCAAAAACTTTTTCTTCCCAATTTTCAAAGACAAGACCATCAATAATTCCCCATTCACCAAGACCTGCAACACTGTATCTTCTTGGGTTGTTTTTCTTCATGGTTTCAAAGACTTTTCTGTCTGCTTCATCAAGGAATTCATTCATTAAGTAATTGGTTGTTATTGCAAGAATGTCAGGGTCAGGTGGTGCATCAAAGAACCGCTTTTTTATCCAATGGTGTTCATTCCATGGGTTGAAAGTCATGGTTATCTGTTTGAACAAACCATCAGGAACTTCACCACGAATAGATTCATCAAGCATGTCAAAATCAGATTCTTTCATGATTTCATAAGCTTCTTCAATCCACATCCAACACAGGTTTCCAACTTCAACAGTGATGGAAGTGACTTTCAATGGGTCATCAAGACCCCTGAAATATATCTTTTGACCTGTTGGAATATATGTCATTTCAAGTGGTGATTCAGTAACCTTCCAAAAGTCTTGAACACACAACCTGTTAATCGCCCATTTTAATTCAGTAAAACAGGAATCTTTCAATGTTCGGAATGTTTTTCTTATGACCAGGGTGTTTGCATCAGGATATTTCATCATGTTGGTAATATACCAAAGTGCAGCAGTCTTTGATTTCTTGCTTGCTCTTGAACCCTTTACAATTCGGTATCTGCCTTTGAACTTCCAAAACTTGTTGTATTTCTTCCCAACAACTTTCTTCAATGAAATATTCAACTTTTGCATGTTCATCACCGCCTTTTTATGGTGCAATAAATATGCAATGCTGATTTTACAGGCTTTTCAATATCTTTTGTTACTAACCTGTTACTATTCGGCTTCATCTTCATCATCCAAGTCATCATGAATGACAACAGGAATTGCACCTTCAAACTTAATTTTGTCATCAGGCTTGAATCCTGCCCTATCAAGTATATCTTTTGCAACCATGTACCTGACCATTTCGCTTTTAGCATTTAAAAGATTCGTATGTGTTCTGAAAGCTTTTGCAGCAAGTGACTGAATGCTTATTCTAACAAGTGCATCCAGTTCACTCATAAATTCTTTATCCTTTTTCCATGTGCAGATTGTCTTTTCAGTAATGTTAATCTGTTTTGCAATTTGCTTCTGTGTTAATTCACCTGATGCCATTAGTTCAATGCACTTTTTTTGTTTTGAACTTAACATTCAATCACCCCCTTTTATTAACATTCATTTACTATTTTGCTTTCATCATGTGGTATGAAGTATCATTTTTATGCTGCTCTGTATGACAATCATGAC